AATGACTATCGAAGAAGCATGGCTCTTCTGGATGAAGACATCACGCAAGACCAGCGAGCCGCCGACTGTAGAAGACTTTGATGTCATCAAGAAAAGCAGTCATTGGGCGGCGTTTGAGGCTGGATGGAACGCTGCCAATTCAAACAGTGAGTTGTGGAACCAAGCCTTTGGTATGGGGCTTGCGGCAGGTAAGGAGATAAGGAAGAGTAATGACCCTCAACAAACACCTAGCTAACGTCTCCGCCTACGCCGAGACCATCCACGCCCTGACGCATGGGGCGTGCACCGTGTTCGATCTGTCTGAGGAGAGCGGGCTGGGGCTCATCACCATCCGCAAGTTCGTCGCAGCCCTCAAGCGCAGGGGGCTCATCCGTGTGGCAGCATGGGAGACCGACCGCCTGGGACGCAGCAGCATCGCTGCGTACACCTGGGGCAGAGGCAGAGGTAAAGACGCCCCACGCCCGCCACGCAAGACGATGGCGGAGCGCAGAGCGACGTACTACCAAAAGCGACAACGCCTAGCCATTGAACGTGGCACAGCAGTCAAACACACGAGGGTAAAAAATGCAATGCCCGCAGTGCAAAGCGCCTGCTGATGTTTTGGAAACTCGCAAATACTCAACCTACACTTACAGGAGGTACGAATGCTTCAACTCCCACAGATTCACGACAAACGAAGTTTCAGTAACGCCGAAAAGGGGTCCGCGAACTCCATTCAACACGGCGGCAATCACTACAAACAACATACCTACGAAACCTGGGACGTGATTGCGGACTGGGGCCTTGGGTATTTCGACGGCAATGCAGTGAAGTATCTATCACGCTGGCGCCACAAAGGCGGCGTAGAAGATCTGCGCAAAGCACGACACTACATCGACAAGCTCATTGAGATGGAGACACAAGTTGAATAAAGAAAAAGGAATTCCGTTTGTCAAGAACAAGCCGCGTCCGAACTGGCCTTTCTTGTTCTACCAAGAACGCGGTAGAATGTACCGCAACCCCGTACAAAAACCAGAACCTGTTAAGCATGAAGATGCACTAATGTGATGGGTGGGCATCACTCCCAGAAGTGTTTTAGCCTCGCATATGTGAAGCACTTTTGGAGCGCAAACGGCCACCCCTAGCTACTGATCCGTTTGCGTACTCCGTAAACCTAGACACCGGGGAGGGCTAGGAATATGCGTTTCCCTCCCCACCAAACAATGGAGAACTTGTATGGCAAAGACCCCCGAGAAAAAAGTCAAGGATGAAGTAGTCGAGATTCTCAAACGCTACAAGGCGTACTACTTCTTTCCTGTCATGGGCGGCTACGGTCGCTCGGGTATCCCCGACATCATCGCCTGTCTCAAAGGAACATTCATCGGTATCGAGTGCAAGGCGGGGTTCAACAAAACCACGCTGCTGCAAGAACGTGAACTGGCCGAGATCGAGCGTGCCGGAGGCAAGACGCTTGTCGTGCGCGAAGACACGATGGATCTGTTGGAGCAACTACTGAAGGAGATCAAGTATGGAGACTGAACAACTCGAAGAAGTCAACGAGATGCTTGCGCATACGCAGGCGATGCTGACCAAGCTGCCACTGGATGTGCGCGTGCACCTGCTGAGCGTGCTGTCCATGCTGGCGTCGTGTTACTTTGAAGAGAAGAACCACGCCGTGCTGGTGTTCGTTGAGGACGACAGCCGGGGGCACACGATGCTGATGAACGCCACGCCTTCTGGTGCGCAGTACATGCTGTCGGAAGTACTCCCGACGCTGGCGCAGGTGGAGAAGGATTACAACAGCATCGAAGAAGGAGAGCTGCATTGAGCGCGCCTTACGCCCGCATACTGGCGGTGGATTTCGAAACGTCTTGGGGGCGGGAGGTCAAGCTTGGCTTCTCCTGCCAGACCAACGAGGAGTACATCCGCGACCCGCGCTTCAAGGCGTGGGGCCTGTCGTGGAAGGAGGTCGGCACGGACACACGTCCGGTGTGGGTGCGGCGCTCTGGGATCCAGCAGTGGGCCGACAGCATCGACTGGAGCCGCACCGCGCTGCTGTGCCAGAACACGCAGTTCGACGGGAGCATCCTGGCGTGGCACTACGGCGTGCAGCCATGCTTCATGTTCGACACGCTCAGCATGGGGCGGGCGCTGCGAGGCGTGGAGGTGGGCAACAGCCTCAAGACGCTGGCCGAGACCTACGGGCTGCCGCCCAAGGGAGACGGGCTGAGCCCCTCGGAGAACATCCTCGACGAGTTGCCGTTCGAGGTGGAGCGCACGCTTGCTGACTACTGCAAACACGACACGTGGCTGTGCGAGCAGATCTTCCTGCACATGATCGAGGGCTACCCGACCAAGGAGCTGAAACTCATCGACATCACGCTGAAGATGTACACGCGCCCGCTGCTGCGCCTGGACAAGGAGATGCTGGCACAGGCCATCGACGAAGAGCGCGACACACGGGAATCCCTGCTGAAGCGGCTCGGTGTGGAGGAAGCGTCGCTTGCGTCGAACCCGCAGTTCGCTCAGATCCTTGAGGCGCTCGGCGTGGAAGCGCCGATGAAGGTCAGCAAGACGACCGGCGAGAAGACGCTCGCGCTTGCCAAGAACGACGCGCTGTTCCAAGCGCTGCTCAACCATGCGAACGAGGACGTCGCCCTGCTCTGCGAAGCGCGGCTGAAGGTCAAGTCCACCCTCCAGCGCACGCGTGCACAGCGCTTCCTTGACATCGCAACGCGGGGCAACCTGCCGGTGCCGCTGAGCTACTACGGCGCAGCCACGGGCCGCTGGACCGCTGCCAAGGGCAGTGCGATCAACATGCAGAACCTCAAGCGCGGGAGCTTCCTGCGCAAGGCCATCATGGCCCCCGAGGATCACGTGATCGTGGCCGGTGACCTGTCGCAGATCGAGCCGCGTGTGCTGGCGTGGCTGGCGGACTACACGGCGCTGCTGGACATTTTCAAATCTGGCGGTGACCCCTACGCTCAGTTCGGCGCGCAGATGTTCCAGATCCCCGGCATGACCAAGGACAGCCATCCGGTGGAGCGGCAGTCCGCCAAGTCCGCCCTGCTGGGCGCAGGCTACCAGCTAGGCTGGGCGTCGTTCGCGGCGCAGTTGCTCACGGGGTTCCTGGGTGCCGCACCGGTGCGGTACACGAAAGACGATGCCAAGAAGCTCGGCGTGACCGGGGATGCCGCCAACATCTTCCTGAGTTGGAGCGGCAACATCGAGGCGATGGAGGCCATCCCGCACACCTGCACGGCGCAGGAGCTTGCCATCCACTGTCTCGCAGCCAAGGCCATCATCGACCGCTACCGGGCCGCCTCAACGCCTGTCGTGGCCTTCTGGAACCTGCTCGGCGAACTGATCAGCCACAGCCTGTACAAGGGGCGGGAGTTCCGGCACAAATGCCTGATCTTCCGCAAGGAGGAGATCGTCTTGCCAAGCGGCATGAGCTTGCGGTATCCTGACCTCCAGCCCGAGGAAGACGCCAGGGGGCGCGTCCAGTGGACGTACGCCGATGGTCGAGACGGCAAGAAGCGCACGAAGCTTTACGCCGGAAAGATCTGCAACAACGTCGTCCAGGGCACAGCACGGTGTGTTATGACGGATGGTATGCTACGCATTGCGCGGCGCTATCCGATAGTGGGCACTGTGCATGATGAGGTCCTTGTGGTTGCACCCAAGGACGAAGGAGAAAGCGCTAAGAACTGGGTCTTAGCGCAGATGACTATTGAACCTGCATATTTGCCGGGGATTCCGCTCGCCGCTGATGGCGGGTATAACGAACGATACGGGTTGGCAAAAGGATGATCATTGACGAGCTTACCGACTACGCGCTCCCTCTCATCAAGATCGAGCGCTTGGCAAAAGAGATTCACGACCAGTGCCTTGTGCACAAGTTCGATGAAGCACGTGAGGGCGCGTTGCGTCTTGGCGTGGAAACCAGTGTGCTCAAGCACATACTCACACTAATGAAGGAGAAGCATGAAGATACCCAAAACGATCCGCGTCGGCAGTCGACGCTATAAGGTTGAGGTGACGGAGCAGATGCCCCGTCGCTCCACGATGGCCGAGGTCAACTACAGAGACCGGACCATCACCCTCGCCACACACAGCAACGTGACCGGTCGGTCATTCAAGACGGAAGTCATTGACGACTCCTTCTGGCACGAGCTGACTCACGCAATCCTGCACGAGATGGGCCGGATCCGGCTACGCAATGACGAGCAGTTCGTCAGCGAGTTCGCCAGCCTGCTCACCAAAGCAATCAACTCGGCCAAGTTCTGATGAGCAAACCCGTCACGTGGTCGCACAGCGGCCTGAAAGATTTCGAAGGCTGCGCGCGGCGGTATCACGAAACCAAAGTGCTCAAGCGGTTTCCCCAAAAGGACACCGTGCATACCCTGTACGGCAAGGAGGTCCACAAGGCCATCGAGCTGTACGGACGTGACGGTACGCCTATGGACGAGCGCTTCGCGCTGTTCCAGCCCACGGTGGACGCCATCCTGGCGAAGCCTGGACGCAAGCTCTTCGAGTACGAGATGGGCCTGACACGGGACTTGCACCCGTGCGACTTCAAAGACGATAACCGCTGGGTGCGGGGCATCGCTGACCTGCTCATCATCAACGACGACAACTTCACTGCGCGCTGTGTCGACTGGAAAACCGGCAGCGACCGCTACCCTGACCGCGATCAGCTGACGCTCATGTCGCTGATGATCTTCGCCCACTTCCCGCACATCAAGGCGGTGTCCTCCGCGCTCGTCTTCCTCGTCAAGGGCAGCATGTTCAAGCACCGCATGGACCGGGAAGAAGCAGACGCGGCGTGGTGGGCGTACAGAGAGCGTGTCGGCAAGCTGGAGGCCGCGCACGACAACGACGTGTGGAACCCAACGCAGAGCCCGCTGTGCCGGTGGTGCCCTGTGCGTAGCTGTCCCCTGAACCCTGACCACTAGAAGCAAGAGGAGAAAGCATGGAAAAAGAAATCCCTCCGGTTGTCTTTCGGTGCAGCCATATAGCGTTTTATAAAGAGCGGGGTGAAACGTACACGGCAATAGCTAAGCGGTTTAACTTGTCATCTTCGCGAATACAGCAGCTTGTTAAACGGCACGAACGCATGTCGCTTTCTAATGCGTTATTTGCTGTGGGAGCAAGAACGGAGTACGACTGGGATACACACAAACGCTTTCTTACAAGTGACAACGTAGACGAGACGTTGGCAATAATGCAGTTGTTAAACCAAATGTGTGAAGGAGGTAACCATGCCCTACAAAGACATGTCTGATCGCGACACCTATCCGCCGTACGCCCAGACGGAGAAGGCCAAGAAGGCCCGTGCCCAGAGCAACAAAGCGCGTCGCATGATGGAGCGCGATGGCCGGGTGACGAAGGGGGACGGCATGGACGTCCACCACAAGAAGCCGCTCAGCAAAGGCGGCAAGACCACGCCGGGAAATCTGGCCGTTGTTCCTGCAAGCAAGAATCGTACCTACAAACGCAACGCAGATCACTCAGTGAAGTGAGAGGACCGCATGGAGAACGCAATGAACAGAGAACGCCTGATACAAATTCTTAAGTATTGGGAAACCGCAGACGAGGATCCGGAAGATGCCGCCTATGAATATTTTGAAGCAACAGGGCTACGAAATTGGGTAGACATTTTGTATGAAGCAAAAGAAATATACGAAGAAGTGTACGGCGAACCAATTGAAGAGTGTTCACCAGAAGAAGCGCTTTTGTCCGGAGTCGCTGCACAAGCAAGTAAAGGTACATGGTTAACCATTGCATCCGCTCTCGGCTGGGATGCGCACTTACTTTCGGTTGCGCTAGCTGGTTGGCAAGAAGCGGATGAAAACGGAGAGTACGAAAAGAAAATAATCACGCTTGAAGAGTTGAAAGCGCTGTACGAAGAAGAGATAGCGTACCGGAAGGAGATGAAAGCCATGTACGAAAAAGACAGAGCGCGCCGGGAGGAGTTATATGGAGATCATTGACAACAAGCTGCTCGTCTTCAAGACGCGCAACCCCCACAAGTACAGCCTCATCCCCAAACAAAAAGCGCTGCCCATTCCGGGCGGCTATCAGGTCGCTGTCTGGTGGGGCCTTGACGAGGCCCGGGTGCTCAAGAACATGGGCGTCCGAGGTGTACCGTCGCCCATCTACGGGCGCTACGACTGGCCTGGGCGTTACACACCCATGCGGCACCAGAAGGAGACCGCGTCCTTCCTCACGCTGCACAGGCGGGCGTTCGTGCTGTCGGAGCCCGGGACAGGCAAGACGCTCAGTGCGCTGTGGGCTGCCGACTACCTGATGAAGCGCGGAGAGGTTCGACGCTGCCTGATCTTGTGCCCGCTGTCGATCATGCACAGCGCCTGGATGCAGGACATCGGCAACTCCGTCATTCACAGGAGCGCAGTCGTCGCCCACCATGTCCAAGCATCGCGCCCCGTTGAGGTGCTGCAAGAGAACTACGAGTACGTCATCACGCACTACGATGGGCTGAACCTCATCGCGCAGGAGGTCAAGAACGACGGGCGCTTCGACCTCATCATCGTGGACGAGGCGAACGCGTACAAGAA